ATAATTTCTGCATCGAGCTCGTCCTCAATTTCGGGGACGAGCTTTTTGCTTTCTTCATCATCGAGGACGAGCTCAACGGGCATATCATCAACCTTTACGAGCAGATCGGTCAGGGTCATCCCCATCCCGGCAGCAAGCTGCTTCAATTTTGGGAGGGTTGGAGTGACCGGGAGCTTTGTGCTTGGGTTCTGACCCTTTTCCAGCATTGAGATATATCCGTTGGACAGCCCGCAGGCTGCTGCAAACTGCCGCTGGGAAAGGCTGTGCTCACCCCGGTATTCCATGATTAAATCTTTCAACGTCATGTTCAATCCCTCCGTTTTGTACAATCCATTATACAATTATAGTCGAGATCGTGTCAATGGTTTTTGTGTAATTTCTTGAACAAAAAAATGTGCAATTTACTTGACAAACGGAGAGGGATGTTGTACTATGTGTGTGCAACCGATTAAACAAAATCCGTTGTGAACCGAAGAGATGGGAGGTGAAAATATGGGCTTCAAAATCAAAGAGGTTCGCAAATCCTTAAAGATGAGCCAAGAAGAGCTTGCCGAAAAGAGCGGTGTCAGCCGTGGCACGATTGTCGCTTTGGAGGCTGGCACTGAGCGAGTTACCACTACCAAAACACTGGTTGCACTGGCCGCAGCCATGAACGTGAGCATCGACCAGATTTTTTTTGCCGATGATGTTTAATCGGTTAAACGCACGGAGGACGACATGGACACCACAATTCACATCAACGTGGACGAAATACCGCCGGAGGTCGCAGAGCGAATCGGCTGCGTGTTTCTCGGATTCCACAAGCGTTTCCAGCAGAACCCCGAACTCATGGCTGAGCTGGAAGCCTACCGAGCCACCAAAAAGGCGTCTGAAAGGAAGTGTGCAGAATGACGAAGATCCTGATGACCGTGTATGGCATCACCGCAGAGCAGGCGGCAGCCCGGCTCCCGGCGGCACAGTTCGTTTTGACTGCTGCCGTTGCAGCCGTGTTTGTCTGGCTGGACAGCAATGGCGCATTGGACGGCGTAGGCCGCTGGATTGGTCGGACGCTCCGGGAGGTGCTGGATGATGTATCCGAGGACTGATGCGGAGGCTGGCTATCCTGACCCTCCTGTGTGCCCCATCTGCCACCAGCGGTGCGATACCATCTATCGCGCCGATGATGGAACAATCGTAGGCTGCGACCGCTGCATAGAGGCCGCAGACGCATGGGAAGTCAACGAGTGCTTCCCGGAAAAGGAGTAACCCTATGAAATATGGAAGAAGTTTGCAGGAATTGGCGATTGAACTTAGATCGGCAAGCCAAGGTCAAAAAGGACTACGTTGCCACGGCGGGTGCTATGCAGATGACCGCCGTCAACGAGAACTTTGACCTCGTGATTGGCAACACCCCATTCCAGCTGAATGAGAATGCTCACCGTCAGCTGGGATTGCAGTTGAAAATCCCGGCTCCCTACTACGAGCGGATGCGGGCAGAGAACCCCGGCTTGCTGATGGCAAATGTCAATGGCTGGTTCCAGCAGTCCCCGGACACCCGCCGCATGGTTCGTACCCTTGACGGCACCGCCCGCGCCATTCTCTCCGACCGTTACCGCCGCATCGACAATTACGAGGTCGCCCAGACGGTCCTGCCGATTATCTCTGAAATGCAGGGTGCCCGCATTGAGAGTTGTGAACTGACCGATACCCGCATGTACATCAAGGTTGTCAACGAGCGCATCCAGACCGAGGTAGTGCCGGGGGACATTGTTCAGGCCGGCATCCTGATTTCCAATTCTGAGGTCGGCATGGGCAGCGTGTCTGTGAAGCCGCTGATTTACCGGCTTGTCTGCACCAATGGCATGGTGGCGGATGTGGGCGTTGGTAAACGCCACGTTGGCCGCATCAACGAAAGCGTGGATGGTGATTTCGGGATTTTTCGGGATGAGACCATCGAAGCCGATGACCGGGCGTTCCTGATGAAGATTGAGGACACCGTCCGGGCAGCGGTCGATGAAGCCCGGTTCAATGCGTTGGTGCAGAAACTCCGGGATGCCAAGGAAGCGCCCATTCTCCCGGCGGCGGCTCCCAAGGTAGTTGAGCTTGCGGCCAAGGAGTTCAACATCCGCCAGAGTGAGAGCGAGGGCATTCTGGGACATCTTATCGCGGGCGGTGACCTTTCCCTCTATGGTCTGGCAAATGCTGTTACCCGGCATGCGCAGGATGTACAAAGCTATGATCGCAGCACTGAATTGGAGGCCACTGGCTACAAGATTATCACCATGCAGCCCGCGCTGTTGAAGCGTTGGAACGAGGAGGTGATTTTTTGAAAGTAAGAGGCAAAAAGCTGACCCGCAAGCAGAAAGAAGCCCTTTCCACTGCTGGCTGGGACTTCACCGCATATCTTTGGGTTCGGGACATTCCGAACGGCATGGTGCTCCTGAATAAGGACACCGGGAAGACCATCATTTTTGGAAAGTAAAAGGAGGACCACATGGAACAGAATACCTCGTTGCAGGTCATCGAACTGCAGCAGCTTCCGGTTATCGTTGAACGGCTGCATAGCGTAAAGGCTGACATTGAGCAGCGCACAACCGAAGCTCTCTCACTGGTTTGCACCGAGCAGACCTATAAAAGCGTCAAGGATGCCCGCGCACAGTTGACGAAGGAATTTAAGGAGTACGAAGCCCAGCGCATTGCGGTCAAGAACAAAATCCTCGAACCCTATGAGGCTTTTGAACAGGTCTACCGGGAGTGCATAACAGAGCCGTTCCAGAAAGCAGATGCCGAGTTGAAGCAGAAGATCACAGATGTAACCTCCGGCATTGTAGCCCAAAAGACAGATGCCGTTATGGGCTACTACGATGAACTGGTGAAAGCTGCCGACATTGACTGGATGGATGATCTGAACTACCGCCCGAAAGTCAATATGAGCGACAGCCTGACTTCCTTAAAAAAACAGGCAAAGGCATTTGTGGATGGCATCGTAGCTGATATTGCAGCTATCACGGCAATGGAAAACTCTGCTGAAATTATGGTGGAGTACCGAAAAAATCTCGATTTGCCCGGTGCGATTAAGACGGTGGACAATCGTCACAAGGCTCTGGAGG